CCCTGCGCGGTGCTGTGGTTTGCCGTTTCGCCCGGCGGGCGAGTGTATGCGTATCGCGAATATTATGAGCGTCAGGTGCTGTCCAGCGAGACGGCACGGCGCATCCGTCAACTGACGGGAGAAGAGAAGATCGCATACACCACCGCCTCGCCGGATGCCTGGCAGGCAAGAGGCATGAGTGCCTCCGGCGACATCGGCGGCATGAGCATCGCGGAGGTATTCGCCCACGGCGGCGTGCCGCTCATCCGCGCGGACAACGCCAGAATCCCCGGCTGGCAGAGAGTCCGCGAATACTTGAGCAGCGGAGACGACGGGCAACCAAGCCTGCTGATCTTCCGCAACTGCGAGAACCTGATCCGAACGCTGCCCGCGCTGACGTTTGACGAGCATTTCGTCGAGGACGTGAGCGACAACTGCGAGGATCACGCGCCGGAAGCGCTGCGCTATGGGCTGATGTCGAGGCCATCCGCCGCAAGCGAGCCGAAAAAAGCGAAGGCGCGCGCCTATGACCCGTTTGCATCCGGTGAACCGCGTGCGGACGGATTCACCAGACTGTAAACGGGGATACCCCCAAGGAGGAAACAAGGTATGAAAGGAACAGATCAAGGGCAGGCAAAGCGCGCGCTCTGCGAAAAAGCATATGGCCTTTTTCGCGAGTTTCGCGGGGCATACGTCTCCGAATGGCAGCGGCTTGAAAACTGCGAACGGATGTATCGCGGCGACCATTGGCACGATGTGCCGATGCTGGATCGCAACGAGCCAAGACCCGTGACGCCGATCATCCAGCGCACGGTGGAAAACATCAAGGCCGAGCTGCTGGATCGCGTGCCGGAGGCGGTGATTTTGCCCGAAAGCCCGAAGGACGACGAGGTGGCGCACGTGATCGAGGCCATCATCCGCCAGAACCACGACGCGGACGGCTACGTGAAGGAATACCGTAAGCTCGTGCACGACCTGCTCGTCGGCGGCTACTGCGTGCAGGAGGTCGGCTACGACAACACGCTCAACGCGGGGCTCGGCGGCGCGTTTATCCGCCACGTGGACGTCAGAAGCATTCTCTTTGATCCGCTCGTGACGGATGCGCAGGAGAGCAGAGCGATCTTCAAAATTTCGCTCAAGACGCGAGAGTACATCGAGTCCCGCTTTCCCAAGGCCGCGCCGTTTCTTACGGCGGACGCGTTTGGTACGCCTGACGCGGTGGAGGACGGCATCCTCCACGGAGACCGCAACGGAGCGGTACTCTTCCTGGAGTATTGGTGGCGGGAGTTCGACGCGGAGACGGAGCGCTCCAGCGTACACATGGCGCAGATTGCGGGAAACCAGGTGCTTTCCGACAGCAGGGACACGAAGCCCGACGGGCTGTTTGATCACGGGATGTATCCGTTTTTGATCACGCCGATGTTCGTGCGAAAGGGCTCCTGTCTCGGCCTCGGCCTCGTGGACATGTTTGAAACGCAGCAGCGGTACGCGGACAAGCTCGACCAGATTGTGCTCAAGAACGCGCTGATGGCGAGCCACAACAAGCTGCTCGTCACCGAAGCCAGCGGCTTTGACACGGAAGACCTGCGCGATTGGAGCAGAGAGGTACACCGCGGCGAGAGCCTCAACGGGGTCACCTGGTTCTCCACGCCGCCGCTGCCCGCCTACATTATCGGCTCCATCGGCAGCATTCGCGAGAGCATCAAGCAGGAGAGCGGCGCCAACGATTTTTCGCGCGGGACAACGGCAGGCGGCGTGACAGCTGCCACCGCCATCGCCGCCATGCAGGAGATGAGCAACAAGCGCTCACGAATGATGGCAAGACTCCTGCACGAGAGCTTTCGGGACGCGGTGCGCCTCGAAATCGAGGTGGAGCGCGAATTCAACTTCTTTACCCGCCGCGTGAACGTGACGATCAACGGCGAAACGAAGGAACGCACCTTCGAAAGCGCGATGCTGGTGAAGAAAGCGCCGGGAAACGTCGTGCTTCCGATTGAGTTCTACATCTCGGTCAAGGCGCAGCAAGAGACGAAATACTCCGCGATGAGCCAGAACGAGCTGGCGCTGAGGATGCTGCAAAGCGGCATCATGACGCCCGCGCAGGCCGTGGAACTCATGGTATTCGAAGGCAAGGAACAGCTGCTCAAGCAGCTCAAGGAACAAGGCGAGAAGGCGGAAGCGCTCGCCAAACAACAGCAACAGGCTCTCCCGCAGATGGCGGGCAGAGCAGGAAGGAACGCATGAAACCCATGAAAAACACAATGCAGCAGCGGCTTACTGCCGCAAACGCCGCGCAAAACCAGAACGCGGCGCAGAACGATCCGGAGTTTGAGGCGCTGGTGAACGAGATTTCGACGCTGGTGCAGCAGGGCAAGCTGCCCGAGGGATTTGACCTCGAATCCGCGACGAAAGACCCCGAACTTGTCGAACTCATGCGCGAATACGGCGCGGAGGCAGGCATCCGCATCTACGCCGCGGAACAGCGCGCGGAAGAGGCGGAAAACAACGCAATGGAGCGCGTGAGCGCCCGCGTCCGCGAACGCAGCGCGCTTCCCAAGAGCACGCGCGGCGGCAGCGCGGCACCCGCCGCGACCAACTACCACGGCATGAGCTCGGAAGCATTCCGCACGCTCATGCAGCAGATGAAGAAGACCGCCCGCGACGGCGGCAAGACCAGACTGTAAACAACGGGAGGAAAAAACAACATGAGCAACAGCAACACCACGGTAAACACCGCAAGCACCACTTACAGCAACAAGACGTTTTACGACAAGGCGCTGCTCGAGATCGCCAAGACGCGCCTCGTTCACGCGAACTACGGCCAGAAGCGCAGCATTCCGCGCAACAGCGGTAAACGGGTGGAATTCCGCCGCTACGAGCTCTTTACGCCGGACGCAAACGCGCTGGTGCTCGAAGAGGGCGTGACCCCGGCCGGCCAGAGCCTCGCGCAGAGCAAGATCGAAGCCGAGGTGAAACAGTACGGCGCGTATGTCGAGGTCAGCGACTTGCTCGATCTGACGAGCTTTGATCCCGTTCTCACGGAGAGCACGGAACTGCTCGGCGAGCAGCTCGGCACCGTGGTCGAATGGATCACGCGCGACGCGATGTGCGCGGGCACCAACGTGCAGTACGCAAACGGCAAGACGAACCGCCTCTCCCTCGAAGCGGGCGACAAGCTCACCGTCACCGAGATCCGCAAGGCCGTGCGCTCGCTGAAGAAGGCGAAAGCGCGCATGTTCAACAACGTGGACGGCGGCGCTGTCCGCAAACCGCACTTCGTCTGCATCTGCTCGCCGGACGCGACCTATGATCTGCAGAGCGACGCGCTCTGGCAGGATGTGTCCAAGTATTCCGACGTGGAGCAGATCTATTCCGGAAAGATCGGCAGACTCTTCGGCGTGGTCTTCGTCGAGAGCACCGAAGCAAAGGTGTTCAGCCAGAGCGTTTACACCACGGTTGCCGCGCACACGGCGGGCAGCGCGGTCGTTACCCTCGCGGACATCAACGAAAGCGCGGCGCTCTACCTCGTCGCCGGCGCGAAGATCAAGATTGGTACCACGGAATACACCGTTGCCTCCTGCAACGCCGCGGCAAAGACCGTGACCCTCAGCGCGACGGTTGCCAGCGCGATTGCCGCGGGCACGGTTGTCTACAGCGAGAACGCGGGCGCGATTGACGCCACCTCCAAGAAGGGCACGGACATCCACGCGACGCTCGTCTTCGGCTCCGACGCATACGGAATCATCGATGTGGACGGCGAAGGCTGCCTCCAGACCATCGTGAAGCCCGTCGGCAGCGGCGGCGCCTCCGATCCGCTGGATCAGCGCGCGACGGTCGGCGCAAAGGTTGCGGCCTACACGGCAAAGATTCTCAACAATATTTGGATTGTGCGCATCGAGCACGGCGTGAGCCTGTAAGCGCATGTGTTCGGGAGGGCGGGAACGCTCTCCCGAACGCAAAACGGAACGCGAATAACAATAAAAAAAAGAAACAGGAGGATTAGACCATGGAATACATGACGGAAGCGCAGATTGACGGTATCGCGACCGAGACCGGCAAAGCCCTCGCAAAAGAGGACAAGGTGACCATCACGATTCAGCCCGAGAGCGGCGAAAGCCACTGGGAAGGCGGCATCAACGGGCACTTCTTTCGCATCCGCACCGGCGAAGCGGTGGAGATTCCGCAGAGCCTTGCCACGCTGATTGCGCAGAGCGCGCAGGTTCGTTATGAGAGCGAAGCGCATGTGCGCGCCTACCGTAAGAGCGGCGGCAAGAAGGTATCGTAAAGGAGGGAACATGCATGACACTCAAGGAACTGCTCACGGGAGCGCTGCTGCAGCTCGACCGCGGCACGGACGCGCAGACCCTCGAAAGCTGGCGCGACAAGCTCACGCGATACCTCAACGACGCGATGATCGACCTCACCAGCGAGCTGCAACCCCGGCGAAGCGACACGCTGACGCTGACGAGCGGCGTGCTCGACCTGACAAAGCTGCCGAGGAGCGTCGTGAAGGTGATTTCACTTTCTCGCGGGGACACGCGGCTGCCGTTTTACTACGGGGCAGGTACCGAGCTCTTGCGCGTGCCCGCCGTCTCGGACGGAGACGTGCTGGTGACCTACCGCTTTATGCCAAAGCTGCTGAACGTGGACACCGATGTGCCGGAATTGCCGGAATGGAGCCACGGCGCGATGGTGGGCTACGCGGTAGGGCGTGAGCGGGCAAGCGGAGACGCTAGCAGCATTGCCTCCGCGCGGGCCTGCTTTGAACTCTACAACGCGGCAAAGCGCATGATGCGCGCGCACCGCGGCGAACTCGACGCATATGCGATCGAGAACCGCTAGAAAGGAGCAGGCGATATGGCGCTGAGACAGTACCGCATTCCGGAGTTTTACGGAATTGCGCAGAACGTGACCGAAAACCGTCAGAACGACGGGGAAAGCCCCGACGCCTGCAACATGGATACGCTTGGCGGCAGGCTCAGCGTGGCGAAAGGATATGTGCGCGAGAGCGCGTTTGCGTATCCCGCGCCGGAAGCGGTGCAGCGCCTCTATGTTTGGCGCCGCCCGCAGGGACGCAGGCTGATCGTCGCAACCAAGCGAGAGATCTATGTGCTGGACGAGACGGCGGGAGATTGGAAGAGCATCTACGACTTCGGCGCGGACGCGACAGGCGCGCAATACGACTTTCTGCCCGTGAAGATTGCGAGCACGGAGTACTTGCTGATTGCGAGCGCGTCCGCACGAATGGCGAAATGGGACGGCGAAAGCGCGGCAGCCATGGCATTCGGCAGCGCGGAAGGGCTCTCCGACATCGCGGTGAACTTCACGGAGCTCTACTACGCGCGCCTCTTTGCGGCGGGAGATGCGAATAACCCCAGCAGGCTCTACTACAGCCAGGCACCGGGAGACACGCGCACGATTGAGAATTGGACGGCGGCAAGCGAGAGCGAGAACGTCAGCGGCGGATTTGTGGACGTTGGAACCGATTCCGATCCGATCACGGGACTCTTTGCGCTGCGTAACCAGCTCCTGATCTT